CATTTTTTATTGTGGACAAGTTATATTAAAGTTTATTCCTACATTTATACTTATAGTTGTATTTAGTGGAGAAACAGAACAATTTATGTTCCATATCTTAACTTTTGTTGGTGGTGAACCTATTTCATCATTAACTGAACGTTCATAACGATAATCATACCCCATTAATATTAAAGTAGAAAGACTATTATTTAACGCTGTTTCCCATGCAGATACACAAGGCATCGCATCACTACAAAGGTAACCAACCGGGTTTGAGTATCCTACCCCATCAAAGAACACATCTTGAATAATATTAGTTCCATTTATACTTATGTCAACAAACCATTCACTAACAATTGTTCCGTCTCTATAACACGACCCAACATCTATTCCATTATCGGTTTCCCACTGATTAATAACATCACTAAAAACACCACTAAAACTATCAAATTCCATTACATTTTCCGGATATCGATTACATAAGGTATACCAAACATCACAATTAAGTTGATAAACACTACCCGTGAATTTACAAGGTTTACAAATAATTGGTACCAACGCACACCCTCTTTGTCTTCTCCAAACAAATTTTTGTCTATGAAAAATAGAATTCTCTAATTTAACACCCGTATTCCAAATTGTAGTTGCCGGAATCATTTGTTCAACTAATCTAATCCAATAATCACCCATACCTTCAACATACTCAATCATTGTTTTGTATGTGAAGTTATCATTTGGAATTCCAGCTAAAGATTCTGATTGTAAATAATTCCAATATATTGATGATAACGTTGGATATCCACTTGTTCCACCATCTGTTGCAAATTGTCTATTTCTAACATTAATTGTGTTTTTCCAAAATGTTTGAGCAAACTCAAAAAAGGTTTCTTTCCTTGGTTGGGGATTAATAAGGGTTGAGTCAACACCACCGTTATGTGGATAAGACGATACCGGATTAGGGTTACATCTTGTTGGTGCAACATAACCCAAACCTTGATTATTAATTGGGAAGTTGTATTGTCTTGACATATACCAAACATCGTAAGATAATCCTTGAGAGGGGTTTAAGTATAAATCAATATTTTTAACATTAATAACTAAACCTTCTGCCCCAACATTATATAATGCGTTATACCCACCATCTAAATTATTTCTATCCCCAATTTCACTATCAACCCACGTTTTATTGTTATCTACGGCTGTTCTTATGTTATAACCTAAATCAGTAAATGGGAATGATTTATATACATTCAAATATTCTTGCCCATAAGTAAATGGAGCTAATTTTGTTTGATAATTAGGATTTGAACCTGTGAACACACTATTAGTTAAATCCGGTTGTTCTAATGACCTATGTTTTGGTGTTGATTCAAACCAACCAGCACCCATCTGATAAAAATATGTTTCAGAATTACCCGGTGACATAGGATATCCACTATCACTAATTGGATAATCTCCTTTACTTAAATCAACTTCTTGAAGAACTGATGTTGTTGTAAAACCAGAATATTGAACCCCTTGTATATTGAATGTATATCCACTCTCTAATGTCGGTAATGTTTTAGAATATGTTCCACCCGATATTTTAGCATATTGAGAGTCGAACTCTGACATATTAATTCTTTGGTCAGCTAAACAAACATACTCATTAAAATCAATTAAAGCGTCCGGAGCACCAATTAACCTCATTAAAGTTTCTATGGATTTTCTAGTCCCTTTTGATTTAAACAAATAGGCGGAATTAAGAACTAAATTCTTATAATATTGGTAGTTTAACTCGTCAGGCGTTTGAGACTGTCCTACACCACTAAAAGCGGATTTATCAACATTCTTTTGACCAAATACCGAACCTAAAAAGTCCTCGTTAGTAATTGGGGACATATTTGTCGCCCAACCTAATGTTTGTGATAAATTTTTTAGTAATTGAGACGGAATATCGTTTCCGGTGTTATAATTCACCGAATTCATATAAGCTAAACCATTAATGAATTTCTTAGTTTCATCAAAACTTCTACCGTAAATTTGTAATATTTTTTCAATTTTTTGGTCAGAGGTGTCAAATTCTTTAAGTGAATCAGTTGTTAAAAATCTTGAAACAAGATTTGTTTGATATCCATCAAAAGACAAACTAATCTCATTTAATGTTGTTAAATATATTGTAAAGGAATTGGTTAATATATCCAAATTCCAATTACCATATAACGGCCAAGTCACTAACTTATTTTGAATATAAAAAGTTCCATCATCGTTTTCATTTGGAACTTGGAAAGTTGCTGTATAAATAGGAACAACATTTCTATTTAATAAAAATCGTTGAACTTCATCCAAATCCTCATTAAGAACTCTATTAACCTGATAATCATTTGGTCTAATAACTAAATCATCTTGTGTCTGAGTTTGACCCGGAAAAACATCACCTTTAAGGTATATTCTAAGGGTTCCTGTAGTTGATGACGTTGTTGGCTCAATATGAGTAACATCAAATCCAACACCACCATAATATAAGGAGTATTTGGCAAATTGATTTGTCATATTTCTTAAAGGAGAAACTTGAATCTCTCTTAGTTCTAAATTTCTAGTTGCGTTAACAGTAAAATCAATATCAAAAGGGTTTCTAATTCTTGAAATATCTAAATCAATACTTGTTTCATTAACTATTGGATTATATGAAATGTTTGTCGCAGTAGCTCCGGTTAAATAGTTTTCATCCATAAAAGTAACCTCCAACGCTGCCGGAAATTTACTAATAATCATTTCAACCGATGTTGAAATTCTTTTAACCATTGAACCGTATGATGTAAAATTAGTTACTTCAGTTAAATCAAAATTAGGATAAACTTTAAAATTGTTTTCAAATATCACCTTTGATTGAACAACACTATTAACCCCCATACTATCTAAGTTAATAGGGTTTGAGAATGCTCCTGTTGTAAAAGTTCTATTTGATTTTTCCTTAACTCCTCTAGTGAACTCAAAATTTCCTTGCGTCAATCCACCCCCCGCAACAAGTTGGAATCCAACTAAATTATCGGAGAATGTACCTGCACCGGATGCTGTCTGTGGTGGACACGTAAATTTTTCTATTGCCATTATTGGGTTATATTTGTAAAGTTTTTACTAAAATCTATGTTATTCCCTCTGTCTTGTCTAACTTCATATAATAACTCGTTAAATTGGTCTCTAATCTCATATAAGTTGTATTGTTTGTATATGTTATTAGCATTATCGTATAGTGTATACACACCATCATCAATAGATTTAGTTTGATTACCATATAAAGCAATAGCCAATGTTGAGAAATCGTGTTCTCCAATTTCAATATCCAAAGTTATTGGATTAAAGAAAGTATTTGTTATAATAACATTTTGATTTGGTTGACCAATATATGGTGTGGCGTTTGGCTTATTTGTTGGTGCCGAAGATGGTGTTAATGTACAAAACAATAAATTAGTGTTATTATCTGTATATCGATATCTAATAGCCTTTTGAGATGAATTTGTTAAGTTTTGAACAACCGGTTCACAAAAGAATGATGAGGTAATAATTCTAAAGAAATTAGGTATCTTTGTCCCATCAGCATTTAGATATTCAATTCTAAAACCAACTAACCCTTGACTAACAAATTTGTTTCTATAAGTAGATGGAACAGAATTTAAATCAAAAATTAATCCTTTAACATTAGGAAGTGCCGATAAAACACCACAATCTAATATTGTTGTTCTTATTTGAGCAGGTCTAATAAAAATCGTATAAATCCCAATTTGATTAAATTGTTCAGCAGGTAATTTTAAATTATATAAACCACCTAATATCTCAATACCATTATTCACACCTGTAGTATCATTATTATAATAAGGTCTTAAAATAGACTTCGCATCCAATTTTGTTAAAACAAAATTATCTGTTTCATCTCTTGATGGAGTATAATTTAAAATTATCTCAACATCTTCCGGACTTACGTCAGCCGGTCTTATTGTCCCATATGTTCCTGTAGCCATATTATATACTATTATTTACATTAAAAAATTTATATCCGTATTTGACTAAATCACCTACGTTGTCAACCTCACCCAATCTTTCAACTCTCTCAAGTGCTGAGTTCTTCCCTCGTTCTATAAATATGTTGGATTGTACTTCTGCTTCATCAATTATATTCATTAATAAATCATTTTTTACTATTTTTTCACAAACTAACATATCAGAAGTTAAACCCGAAGATTTTACAACAAAAATTGTTGTCCCATTTGAATAATCATAGTAATCAATATCATTAATTGTATAGGCGGTATATAAACCATTTGAACTTACTCCTGAATATTTACCAATCGTACCAGTATTACCCGTCACCCATTGATTAGGTATATATTGAGTCGTTCCATATTGTTTTAAATCACTTAACGATGACATTGTATATCCCGTTATTAAAAATGGAATTGATGTTATTGGGTTAAATAAATTAATATCATTTAATGTTGCACCACAACTTGAATCTCCACTGAATATATAATCATACGATAATAACGTATTTGACCAATTACCACCCGCAGGTTTAAAATAAGCAACCCCTTTAGGATTTGTTATTGTTACACCCGTGAATGGTGTGTTAACCGTTTTTGTTATTACATTTGTCCCCCAAGGGCTCATACCTGACATAGTGATTGTATATGCCGTATTATTAGCATAATCATGGTACATTGATGTTGATGTTACCGCACTAACTTGCCCATCACCCCAATCAATCTTGTATGTAGAAAACTCCAAATACTTTTTAAACTCAATATCCGATGTATTATAAACATAACACCTTTTTGAGTTTGAACTATTGCCCGAAAAGATAAAATTCGTCATAGTTTCTTGTTGTAACACCATACCATCAAATACAGAATAATATCCTATGTCTGTCACAGTTTCTGTTAATAAAATTGGGATAGTTAATCCGGTTAATAAAGAAGTACCTGATTTGGTTGTCGCCGACGAAATATTAGTAGTGTTTGTACCTCCTGACAAGACTTCTGTCATTGACGAATAAATGTAAGATGCCCCCACTAAATCAATTTTAAAGGTTTCTGCAGGAATAATACAACACTTATTAACAATACCTGACCCCGTTATAGTTCCAGCATTATAATTAACTTTAAAAATGTCTCCACTAATAAATTCCGGTGATATTTTAATATGATAATCTCTTTCTGTCATATTATGGATTTATATATTCATACCATTTTATTGGAACTGATGTTCCTCTTCTTACACTATTATCCCAAACTTCATATGTTTTTTCATTATAATTTAACCTTACCTCATAATAAAAATAAATCTCAGGGTCAAACATAAATTTTGATGTAATATTACTTTGTGGTGTATTTGTCATTTTAACAAAAACACCCAATCTAGCATCAAAAAATTTTGCTGTCATATAAAATTTACTAATGTCTAAGAATTTTTTATTTCTTAACCAATATAGAAAGAACCCTTCTTTGTCACCCACATAATCTAACTTAAATGATGGTATTTTAATTTGAACTGAAGGTTTATACGAACTCACAACTTCTGTTACCGTAAACCCTTGTTGCACAGGTAATATCACTGTAAAATAATTAGTTTGAGTGATAGTATCTTTACTATCATAAAAATCCAATTTAAAGAAAGATTTAGTAAATGGTTTTACATAATAATATATTTCACTTATGGTAAATCCTTCCGGAACATAACTAGTCACCCAATAACTTGACGGAGCAGTTGTTACTAACGAAGATGGATTAACAGGAACCGTTGGAACTAAATTACCATTTGAATCCAACTGTAAGTCACTAAAAAAATGAAAATCGTATTTAATATCCGTTTTTGTATCACTACTATACGGTGCGTGAGCAAATCTTAATACTTCAAAATCCCCCGGAAATCCAACAATATCCTCAACAACATTTTGTTGATATTCTTCAACGGCATCACCTTGCCCAAGAAAATCCCATTTAATTTCAATCGGTATATTGATATATTTGTCGTCACCTTTTGGTAAGGTAAATTTATAACTGTTATTATTCACAATCGTCTTTTGTTGGTTGAGCAGCTCCATAAAGAGTTGCGTAATTATTTAAAGTACTTTCTATATAATTAGTTCCTTCCGGTATTATTCTAAAAATAAAATTTTCATATGGATAATGTTTTCCATTTAAAAATGGATAATCAACACCATTACCGAGACCATCATTAAAACCATAGGTATATAAATCTCTCCAAATAAATGAATTGTATGTTGTTGAAAAATATGAGTAATCCGGAACACCCACCATATTGTTAATGCTACCTGTTTCTATATAATCAGAAAACCCTCTTATTTTCATTCGTCTATTTGGTTTGTAGTAATAACCAAATTGATTATTATTCATATCTACCAAACTCATATCAAACACATCAGTATTAAATGTAAACTTATGATACATTTCAGAAATAACTCTTTCTTTTTGTTCATAATCATTCCACTCACAGTAATTACCATTTATTGTGTCACCACTTTTAAGTGATTTAAGATATGTGAAATCAATATTTATTCCATTCACATTACCACCATAAGGTGTGTTATAATACCCCGTTGGATATGCGTTATTATTTGAATCCACAAAATTTGATTCTACCGTATCCACATCCCACCAAGTTTGTGGGTTATTAAACTGAGTATCCGGTGGTAAATTAAAATCAAACCCCTGTTTTAATCCCACATCATTACCATTACTATCAACACCCCCAAAAGTTAATCCAAAATACCCTTTCCAAATTGTTGTAATATATAACTCACTAATTGGTCGTTTTTGATTGTCACGCAACTCACTAACATCAATATCTTTATTAAACGATAAAGTATATGATTGAGCATTTTCTTTAATTGAAACTCTCTTTACATTATTTGGTGTATAAACAGGACTTTCAAATTTCTTTTTAGTCCCAAATATATTTTTTTCAAACCCGGCATTAACTAAAACAGCGTCATTAACATCTGTAATTATTTTATGTTGAATCACATAATATTTGGATGTAGTATCATTAGGGTTTTCATAATTTATAACTCTTTTAAATGTTCCTGTAGTTTGGTCATCCACAAAAATTGAAGACCCGTATCCGATATTAAATATGTTAAAGATATACTCATTAGTTCCCGGCAAACCGTCTCCAAAAGAAAATACTTGATATGTATTAACATACCCATTATTTAATTTTATTTTTACAAATTCAGATTCCGATAATCCGTGTTTAACGGGACATCTAAATTGAATTATAGGGTTCCCTCCCTCCATAATATCATTACCGTCATTATCCTTACTATTAATTATAAAAGGAATCCCATCAACAGCATTCCAAACAAAAGTAGGAACATTAGACCCGGTACCATCATAAAAATTCATAACCTTATCTATGTTCTTATATGGATAACTAACAAAATGATTCCAATTATAGGTTGAAGCACTTCTAGCGACAAAATCAACGTGAACCTGTGGTTGTCCATTTGGAATTGTTGATGGTATTGGAACCGTGTATCCCGAAACATTGTAATCACTTCTAATAAAATCAAACTCATCATATTGGGGAAATCCTTCCCAACTTACTGAGGTAGACAACGCCCCACATTGTCTTAAAGTTAACGCAGTTTCATTAATGTAATATAAATTATTTTCTAATGGTTCATAATTTGTTGAACCCGTATATGAGTTATTAAATAACACTTGAAACTTACAAACCGGTCTAAATGTTGTCGATTTTTGCCTTTCATCGTTAAATATTTGAACTAAATTAACATCAATACTCCTATCAAATTCTTCAAGATTTTTTGTGTTTTGAACCAATGGTGTTGGTATCGATAAATTAGTGTCCGTCGACGTTTTATACCTTAACGACCCTAATACTATTCTTATATCATCCATCTTAATTTATAACGTTACTAGTGTTTATCCATTTTGTTCTAAATCTATCAAATGCCGACGCTCCTCTTCTAAGTCCAAAATAAAAGTGAAATGGCGCTCCGACAGTAATCAAATCTGTTTCAGGAGTATTTTGACTCCAATATTGTGGTTTTGCAGTTATTGAGTTATTTTGGTAAGTTGGTAAACTATTCCCATTAGTGACTGCGTATATGTAACCTTTAAAAAAGTCATTTTGTGACTGATTAGTAGTTCTAAAATATCTAGATACCGGTAATAACCTATCCAAAGATTGATATTTTGAAGAAAAAATTGTTTGAAAATCCCAATCATTTGATTCACCACCAAAAATACTTCCCGCATGCTCACCACCACCATCAATTCTCCATTGTGATAATGGAACTTCTTGAGAATAAACTGTAAAATTATTAAATGTACAAATACTTGATGTTGTCCCTGTTGGATTTATTATTGTTCTTTTTGGTGAAACATAATCTCTAATTTGAGTATCCGATGAAAAGAATATTCCCAAAGAATTCTTACAATCAAAGAAAATAGGGTTTTGAATACCAGGGTCAACCAATGCTGTTCCTGTACCTGTTCCGGGACCTGTTGCGATAAATGTTGTTGTTCCCGCAACGTATCCCGGAGGTGCTCCAATCGACGTAAAATCTGTTGGGTTAGAAGCCGTTCCACCCGACAAAATTTTATATCGAATACCTGTTACAAAACCACCCGCACCTACCGTTGTTGGTGCATCAGGATAATTCGACGATTGGAATGCTGCAACACCTAATTCAGAATTAATTGAAATTAATTGAGAGTAATCAGCATCAATTAAATATTTCCCTTTTCTACTATTTTGAAAATACGCAAATATGTTAAACGCCCCTAACAAATTATTTAAAAAGTTATTATCCATAAATCTACTTATAATAAATAAATTAAGGATTTCATCAACGTGAGAATACGTTGAACTTGTTAACTTATTAACCAAGTATCCGTCATACTCGTCAGACATCACCAATTCTTGTAAAAAGTCCGCTCTAGGACCCAAATCCATAATTGTTGTTGGATACTTTAGGTCAGCACTAAATTCACCTGAATTGGAGTCATAAGGTGAACATCTATAATAAAAACTTCTAGATGGATTATGATACATAATAACACTATTACATTTCTTTCCTTGCGGAAAGTTTGGTGGATTTGATGTTGGAGAACTAAACCCACTAATCTCATTTTTAAATGGAAAAGCATATAATACTCCATTCACCCAATTATTATTAAATCTGTGAGAAAACACATTTCTACACGCACCAAGCATCACCATATTTCGAGCAATCCATTCAAACATTAATTCCCAATCTCTAAATAAAGAAATAAATATTGTTGTAATAAAGACATAACATCCACCCACAAAAATCGTTTCACCCTCATATTGGAGACAATCACCACCTCTCGGTCTTACGAATATAGTACTATTTACAGGACTTGGAGTACAACCATAACAGTCCAAATTAACGGAACCAGCACAGGTAAAAGTGTTTATAACTCGATTTATTTTTGGAGAACCAACTAAATCTTCCCTAACATCATCTAAAGACCCGTTACCAAAAGACCCTGTTGACCCCGCTATTGAATTTATCCCGATTACACCTGTCGAAGGTATTAAATACAACGTTAATTTACTGTTTTTTTGTAAAACACGTCCATTACAACAGTATTCCTCAACAACAGTCCCTGTCGGTAATCTATCGCCTCTCATAACAATTTGATTATTACTAGCACCAGAATAAGAACCAACCCTACCTAATGTAAAATTCATAGTATTTCCCGTACTATAGATTGGTGAATAATAATACGTTAAAACTCGAGTTGGAGGAAATCGATAATCACCGTACTGATACCAATATGGAGTATCGGATGGGTCGAAATTAAGGGAAATTCTTAAATATTGAATGTCCATGAGCATCATTGATGCTCCCTCAACAATCTCATTAGGAATATATCCTTCAGTCCTACCTGTCACATTATAGACACTTGGATTATCTGGAGTAGGTACCTGCATATAACAGTAACCATTAAAATCCCTTATCATCCCATAAGGAGTGTATGTATACGCTTTAGTAAAATCATTATTTAAACTTATTCGTAAACCAAATGGTGAAGAACTTGCACCATTACTTACGGTAGGTGTATTCGGATAAGCTCCATTTGATAGTGAATCATCACTTGTTTGAGTTGTCCCACGTAAAGGTTGTGCGTTTTTACAACTTGGTGCGTAAAATAGTGAACGATTATCTAAGTTAGAATAATAACTAATTAAGTTTGAATTAAACCCTGAGAATCTAGATGTCATTTGCGTCCAAGTAGACGCTGTCACTCCCTGAGTATAACCTGTAACAAATTGCCAAGTTTCTTTTTGATTAGGACAATAAGAAAATGAGTTAAAATATAAATTTTGTCCAATAGCGTACCCTGTTTCAGTATTAATATTTCCACCTACCGTTGGTTGGATTCCACCTACCCAAGTAGCCCCTGTCACATAATTTGGTGTGCTACCAGTTGGTAATGGTGTCCAAGCAGGTAATGGTGTTGTAACCGCCCTTTCATTACCATCGTGACTAATATTTAAAAATTTACCCTGAATCGGAATATTCATTCTATAGTAACCACTAATCTCAACATCACTTTCATTTTGATGTCCAAAAAGTTTACCAATACCATATTTAATTGGTATTTTACTGGTATATGGGTCAACACCTCTATTTAATATCACAACAACGTTTTCATTACGGTTTCTAACATAATTCATCGAATCATACTTTTGAACTCCAAAAGGTATTGGGTCTGGATGTGTGTTACCATTAGGTCGATAATAACAATTTGGGTTAAAAATAGTACCCGTCCAATCCCGTCTTCCTCCATTAATAGTTGAGAACAATTGAAACAAAGTCGACTCATTTCTGAAGTATTTTTTATTTAATGAATTAGGTAAAGTATTTACACATTGACCACTAAAATTACTGTATGTCATAGCAGTAATAACTTGGAAATATTCTATATCAATAGGGAATTTATGGGTATTTGTAGTTGTTTTTGCACTATATGGACCAGCATCATCAAATACTCTAACATCATAAGTAGTTGATAACATACTACTAATACCGTTAGGATGTGCGTAATTAACTGTCACCGTTGTATCACCTGTATATGTTGTTCCTGTAATTGCGTTGTTATTAAATATATTTTTAATACCTCCCGTTAAATTTGGGTCTTTACTAAAAGTCGGATTTTGAAAAGCCAACATTTCTCCCGCAACTAATCTTCTAGCAGTTGATTTATCACATAATATTACAATAGTATTATCTTTATGAAATTTACCCGGATTACGTGCTTCGTCAAAAGTAACATTAATTCTATTAACACCACCTCCCGGATTAGTTGTACCACTATTAAAATATTTCGCTTTAACATTAAATAAGTTAATTCTATCCGCCATTGGTAATGCGTTAGTAAACCAATCATACGCAAAAGATGTACTATCACCCCCTTCACCCACAGCAATAACCTCACTTTGTAAGTAAGGTGCTCCAATAGTGGATGACCCATATTGATTATCAAATTGATACCCCGCAAAATCATTAGCAAAAATAACTTTTCTTTGACCCGGAAACCCATTTGGATTTGTCTCAGCATTAAAGGATGGTAATTTAAACGTTGCAAAGGTAGATAATGGAACACTTATTAAACCAGCATTTAATGGTGATATTGGTTTAGGGTCTGACGATATTGTTGGACACGGTACTAATTCATTTTCTTCATCCTCATCATTACCATCCGGGTCAGGGTTTTCATTAACACTTTGTCCTTGTTCACAAGAACAAAGGTCACAATCCGGATATGTTAATATAGGAACTTTTATCCCTTTTAAGTCAAGTTTCCATAACAGCCTTAAAATATACGCCAAAAGAAGTCCTAATATTATATATATAACTATCATAGCCAAATACCCCGCAATCATCCCTAAAGCATATGGAACACAACCAAGAATCAATATCCCGTAGTTAATAATACTAATAGCACACCAAACAATTAATCCAGGTATAACTATAAGCCTTAATAACCACACAACAAAATATAAAATGTGCATCACCAATATTAACGCAAAGAATACCGGTGTAAGTATTATACTGAAAAACATAAAAATTATGTATAGTATGTCAAACCTAAAATTACCATCATTTGTTGGAAATTTATTATTTTCAGTTTCACAAGATTCCTCTAAGATATTTTTAATACCGACATACCTTTCACTTCCGCTACCCCCTCTATGATTATATATAAATTCTGATACAGTATAAACTTTATTATACTGCATTATGTAAAACTTATCATCACAATTTATAGCGTCTTGAATCATTTGAGTATTTCCATAATCATTCCAATCAACGCTAAAAGCATACGATTCAAATTGATTGGAACTATATTCTCTAATATTTGGTACTAAAAAATAAGCTCTTTTAGTAAGGTCTGATAATGATGGTGATTGAGACCATTTTACTTTAAATCTATATTTTGCTTTAGTTGGGATACCAACCTCAGGGTCATTTGAAAGAACTTGTTCTCCAAACTCATTGGTTACATAGTAATCCATATTCATTGGGACATCTACCAACCAAGTTCCGTTTTCATCAATAACTTTACCACCCCCCTCTAAACTAAAATTTTCAAGAATAGGTAACCCGTTAGAATCTTGTTGTATTGTTTGTCTAATCGCCAATATTTCACCGGGACCCGTAGTTAAACTACATTGATACCCCGACCTGTTAGTTGGTTTACAATTAGACTTTAATGCGTTAGTATCTGAGTCAGAAATTATAGAACCCATAAAAATAGATGTTGGTCGAATATCAACATTCGCCTCACTACTTAAATCAAAATCTGTTCTTGTTATACCTAAATTACAAATTTCAGGTTGTCCCCATAATGGTTCAACCTCAATACTTCTATTTACCGATACAATTTGTGGTAATTCTCTTAAATTATTTGATGATTTAAAATTTGTTCCGGATACTTGAGCTTCTGTTGCAAGACCCATTCTAATCAAATCTTGAGGTGATAATGAAAATTCTCCAATGTCAGACAAATCAACATCTAAAACAATTAGATGAGCACCAACAGGAACCCCAAAAATCATATAATCACCACTATCGTTTGTAACCGCATTATATTTATAATACTTGTCGTAAACTTCAATTAAAGTTGGGTTAGTTAAAACATCCGTTCTAGTGAAAAATGTCCCGGTAGGAACGTGAGCACTATATGATGGTTTATAGGGTAGTAAATTATATCTATAACCATCATCATTATTATCTAACAATGATTTATACGGATATAACTCAGAAATAATTGGGTCAGCTTGGTCTTTACTATCTAAAGGTATGAAGATAGATACTTTGGCATTTGGAACACCAAATCCATTATTAACACTAACACGTCCAACAATAACACCATAATCAGCACATTGTCTAGTATAGATGTCTGTTTGTAATATTTTTAAGGATAATATTTCTAAATGTTCGAACTCTTGGTCAATTAATACTTTAATTGAAGTGTCAACACCGACCTTTGTTCTTATTCTATAAGATTTTGACATTTTTATCTTTTTTAATAAATAGTTTATATACCATTTTTAAAAGATAAAACATTTTTTTTGAAAATAAATTATGGTTTAAACTTATATTGTTTAACAAAATCAATAGGGTTTGATTTTTTTTCTAAAAAATTATTAACAATACTAATAACATATTTGTGAACAGTGTTATCAATAGATGTGTGAGTTGTATTAGGAATATCAACATTAAGGACTTTAGTTATTCGATTATCCTTAAATAAGGACACTCGTCCCCCTGAATTGGTGAAGAAAATCATATTGTCCGACCATTTAACAGACATAAAGTTTATCACATAACCAACATTATCTTTAATTTGATAATCATAGTTATTATACAATTGGTTAGCACTATCTAAGAAAACAACTAAATCAACACCAATTTTTTCTTTATTTAAATTATCCAACACCTGAGCAACATTATACCCACCAATACTATGTCCAATAAGAACAACCTTACCTGTTGGGTTAAATAGCCTAAAATACTTTACTGTTTTAAAAACCTCTTCGGACGTTAAATTATAGTTGTTTGTTCCAATATATGTAATTACACTTGTCTCTTTAGTTTCGACCTTACTTTCAACCAAACCCAAACCATCTAAGTCCCTCGACTTAGAAATGTCAATTTGAACCTCATTAGCCCCTGACACATCCTTGAATGGTCCTAACGAACCTTCAACAACTATAACTAAATTTTTGGTATTTTTATTAAAATAATCTTGGGGGTGTTGGATTGTTTCTAATTTTCTTCTTTCATTAAAATCGGTAATATCTGAAGTAATAAAAGAACTAACAATTATTAATAAAAAAATTTGAAATTTTGTTACTTTTTTAGTTACCCTAATTTGATTAAAAAAAATCAAAAAAATAATAAAAGAACAAATCAATCTGAAGTTAAGATATAATCCCGCAACAAAACATTGAGACCAAGTCCCATTATACCCTTTAATAAAAGTTAAAATATCTGTAATATAATCCATTTATTAAAAATAGAGAATACCGATTAAATTATCAAGAGAAATTAACCGTTTTTAAATTTTTAACTCTAATGTTTATATCTTTGTTTGCATATTTTATTTGGTAAGTTTGGTTTGGTTCCGCAAAGATTGTATCATCAATTAACCCTATCTGATAAGTTGTACTGTCAATATATCGTTGAGATGTTTGAGATGATGAATACTGTCCACCAACTTTATTAAAGACTTGAATATCGGATAATGAAATTACCCCGTTTTCACTTTGTATTAATCTTCTTAATTCAGAAATATTAACATTTTCACCCATTTGTCTATTTTCCGGATTAAAATATTCCGAAACAATCGTAATGATTTGAGAAATAACTGTTCCTTGGTTTTGTGTATTATCTAAAACAACATCAATATTAAATCCTAAATCAATAACGTTAGCACTTTGTATTGACACATAATCATTTATCATACGATAGTTTGATAAATAATTTGCAACATTATTCTTTAAAGTGTTTGAAATTACCTCTGTTAGTCTACCTGTTTCATCATACGACAACATTTGGACAATAATTTTATTATTGTTTTCCGTTATTGATACTTTTGCCGGAGCTCCAAATTGTGAAGGCATTGTTCGGATTATTGAATCGTAATCATTTACGGTTACCGCTCTTTTTTGTGATGAGAAATTATATGAAACTAAATTTCTAACTTCTTCAGTTGTTGGGTAATTAGCTCCCCCAATCGCTGCGGTTACGTTTGTACATCTTAATGAATTTACTACAGTTGTGTTAATACTATCTGATGGTCCGTTCACAAAGAATGATACTGTACCTATTTGAGTAATTGAATTTACACCAATATTACTACCTACACCACCACCAACTCTATATTGTATGAATAGTGTTGTATTTGGTTTTAAAGTACTACCTAACGCTAAGTTGTTGGAATACTTATATAGATTTAATTGATAACCATCTCTTGCAAACTCTCTTAACTGTTCGTCCGCAGATTGTGAACCACCCCCAAAAGTAATTTTTAAAAATCCTTCAGGTGTAAATTCACTAATAAACTTAGTACTTGTTTGAATGTATTTCCCCACTTTAATCCCCGGAGAATCCGATACTTTTGTTGGGTCTTCTACAAATACTCTATCTTCCGCCAAAGCATCCACTTCATACCATCTATTATCTAACCCTAAGAACTCCTGAACTGACGGTATATTAGTATACTGTGTACTATCTTTCAACAAAACACTAGTTATACCCAATACATTCTTGTCCGGTAAAAATAATTCATAAAAAGGTCTAACATCATTAGGTGTTATTACTTTTTTAAACACTTTTGTTGTTCCATTAACAACAGTTTCTCGTTTAGTAATTGTATAGTTTAATAATTTATTATTTGAATCAAAATTAGGTATTTTTAGTCTATTTGGAAAACCTTCACCATTAATAGGTGATGAGAAATCAATATCATATACAGTTTCAAAGACTTGTCCGGCACCATTAACTTGTGACCCTCTTCTTAGAATACCACAATATCGTAAATCTTCTTTATCCCCAAAAGCAGGAACTGTAATTGAAAAATCAACTAAAGCAACCGATGGTCTCATACCCGGAACTTTTAATCCATAAGTTTTTGCTATATTAAAAACTGACGACCTTTGTTGAGCATATTGAAGAACTGTCTCTTGAATACTTCTATCAATGTTAAATTGTAAGTTATCCGTTACCGCAGCGTTCAAATCTAATAATACAGAAAAAACAGACGCGTCATTGAAGTTTTGAATCGTGTCCGGATAATACGTTTTAGTGAAGTTAATTAACTCAGTTCTGATTGATTGGAAATCCCTTGTTGTGTAGGAAATTTTCTTGTTTGCCATAATTTTATATATTAATAATTACAAAGTCACTACTATTAAACACATCATTGTTGATGGTGTAATCAATCTTAACTTTCGCTGTATGTTCTTTATTCGACATATTTGGTACCCGAAATATTCTCTCATCGTTATCATTTATATAACTACCTTTATCTTCACTACCCTCTGAGGCGGCTTGGACACTAATGTTAGTTATTGTTATCCCCGGTAAATAGTTTCCCGCGGATTCTCGTATTTCAGATTCTATTTCTGAAAATGTTGGACCATCTAATGGTTCAAAAATAAACTCATATAATCTTGTCCCAAAATCCGGTAAATAATATCTACTACCTTTTCTTGTTAATAAAAGGTGTATTAAGTTAGACCTAATCTCTTGGTCATTATAATCTGATAAATCTAAGTATTTCCCATCAAAAGATTCTCTGAAAGGAAAAGTTAAACCATATGTTGTTCCATCTGCCATAACTATAAATATAGTGTCGTAATTATTTCTTATAAATAGAGTAAAATAAAAAATCACGACCGAAGTCGTGATTATTGTTATAATTATTTTAATTTAATTAAGAACCACACCCAAAACACTCAAATTCTGTGTCAGTAGGTTTTTGTGTTAAATCTACCGTTGGTTTTTCAATAGTCTTTGGTTGTTGTACTTTTGTAATATCAACTGCCAAATGTTTTGCCCCGGTTGATATTGCTTTTGTTCTAACATAGTAACAAAGAGTTTTTAATCCTTTACCCCAAGAATGGAAGTGAGATGATGAAATCTTTGATAATGTTGGTTCAGACATATAGATATTCATCGACTGTGATTGGTCAATAAATGGTGCTCTGTCAGCCGCCATATCAATAAGTTCTCTTTGAGATATTTCCCAAATTGTTCTATATTTAGGAATTAAATGTTCAATTCTTTTTACCTTTTTATTGTAATTCTTATCTTCCGTGTCCAAATAATGATTAAAGTTAATGTTTTGAACAGAACCTTCATTCATTATGATTTCATTTTTTAAATCCTCACACCAAACACCTAACTTTTCAAAATCGTTAATTAAGTATTTATTAACAATTAAAATTTCTCCCCCAACCACACGACGATTAAATAATGCCGAGTGAGCCGGTTCTGTCATTTCAAATGAACCTGTGATTTTAGCCGAAGATGCTACCGGCATCTGAGCCGTAAATAATGAGTTACAAACCCCGTGGTTGGACACCTCTAATTTAAGTGAGTCCCAATCCCACATTCTACCTAATCCTTCGTAATCTAATCCCCACATATCAAATTGAAATATCCCTTTTGACATTGGTGACCCTTTAAAGAATTTATATGGTTTGTATTCACCTGTTTTACATAAGTTCATACTTTCGGTGATTGCAGCAAAATAGATTGTTTCAAAAATTTCTTTGTTTAATTGTTTTGCCTCTTCAGTCGTGAAGATATAATCCATTAAGAAGAATACGTCAGCAAGACCTTGAGTTCCAATCGCAATCGCTCTTTGTTCTAAACCACCTTTTCTACCTTGTTCAGTTGAGTAACTATTAATGTCAACAACTTTGTTAAGTGCTCTAACAACCTTTCTAACCTCACTGTAAAGTAACTTGAAATCAAACTCACCTTTAATAATAAAGTTTTTCAATACCATAGATGATAATGTACAGATTGCTGTGGTGTTTTCATCAGTATATTGGTAAATCTCATTACATAGGTTAGATTGTTTAATCACCCCAATGTTTTGATGGTTTGTTTTTCTGTTTGCACTATCTTTAGAACATAAGTAAGGAACTCCGGTTTCAACCTGAGATTCAATAATTTTATTCCAAATTGTCTGAGCTTTCACTTTCTTACCTAAACCAAGTTCAACCGCTTTGTTGTAGTTTGATTCATACTCATCACCGTAAGCCTCTTGTAATGGTTTAATACCCGCTTTAACAATGTCGTTAGGGCAGAATAAGTACCAATCATCATTGTTCTTAACCGCGTTCATAAAGTTGTCCGGTAACCAAATTGACGTAAACAAATCTTTTGCTCTCAACTCCTCAGCACCTGTATTCTTTTTGATTTCAAGTAAGTCCATAATGTCTTTATGCCAAGGTTCTATGTAGATGGCGGCGCTACCCGGTCTTCTACCTTGTTGATTAAAGAATCTCAGTCCTTCGTTAACAATCTTTAGGTATTTCAATAAACCACCGGCAAATCCACCTGATGAGTTAATACGACTCTCTTTACTACGAATGTTAGACATACATAATCCAATACCTGCAGCATCTGATGAATACG